CGGGACTTTAGCCCTTGACGACGCGATCGTTGCGTCTGTTGACGAGGAGGCCAAATATGGCGCTGACCTGCCCTCCGTTGGGCGGGCTTTGCCACCTGCGAGCGACCGGGAGTCGGGCGATGAGAAATCCCCACGCCCGCCGGCCGCCGCCAGCGTTGTCGAGGAGAAGGGGCCTTTACCGCCGCCATCTTCTTCTCCCCGCATCGCGTCACCTGACGATGGCCGGCCTGTTTGGCTCGGTTCATCTTTGGTGCCGCCCGGTCATCTAGGAGGCGCCGCCGCCGTTTCATCGTCGGCGCCGCCACCACCGCCTAACACCGTGTCCAGCGCCGTACTTTCTGCGCCGGCGCCGAAAATTGTCCCCACCACGTCGACTACGGTTTCTCCTAGTAGTGTGGTGGCGCCGTTCGGCGTTGTGCCTAGCAAGGACATTCAGTTAGATCGAGTCGTGGTGGCTGGGGTGCCCCGCCTGATATTGAATGGAGCCGTTGAGGCCCTGGTTATCGATACGGCGCGCCCTACCACTAAGATGGCGGATGTGAATGCGGTGTACAACGCTTATCCGGCCCAATTGCGGGCTTCGAACGCGCCGAAAGAGGCCTATGATGATGCTTATCATGTGGTCCCTTTCTTGCAGAGTAAGATCCTTGAGGCTTCTCGGGAACTTGCCAAAGAGCATCCCGCCATGGTCGACATGGCGGAGGAGGTTCAGCATTATGCCCAGGGAGGTGTTTACCTCCGCTGGTGGCATTTGCTGTTGGGTTATCTTGGTGTGTTGGTTTTGATGGAGTGCGCACGTTGGCTTTATTTGCACCACCAAGACCCTAATTGGCTGTCGAAGAAGTTCGACGTTACGCGACCTTTGCGCAACGTTGTCAATTCATTTTTGAGTGAGACGTTGGAATATCTCGGTTTGACCGAGGTTTTTGATTTCCAATCCTTCGAACAGCCCCTTTACGAGAACATTTTGCTATGGTTCCGTAAATTGGACCCGGATACACAATGGCGCCTGCTTTGCAGGACTGCCCATCCCCTCCAGGAGACTTTGATCGGTTGTAACCCCGATCCGTACGCTCTTTGGCTGCTCTATTTGTGGCATCTCTGCTGCATGGCTGGTTACCTTGCCGTCATCTTCGTTTTCTCGAAGACTGCTCTGTTCGCCACTGTGTTGGCCCAGGTGGTGCACGACAGGGGGTATGTACCTCTCCAAACCTTGCGTCTGGGGTTGGTCATGTTTTGGTGTCTTTTTGTTCTCACGCGATTCCGGCGTTACCGTTGGCTCGCTGAGTTTTGCATTATAGCATGGCCTATGTTCACATACCACCGCCATTTGGTTACTGCGCCTGTCACCTTGCAGGTCTTACGCCCGTCGTTTGCGTGGTCTTTTTATGGATCGCTGACGATGTGGCTATTGGTGATAGGCGTGACTCTGCTGGTTAGCCGCCGGGTACGTTTGAAACCCGGGTGGCTATTCACCGTGTTATTCACCAGTTCTTTGATATTGTCGAGGGCGGCTGCTGCCGAGCCTGCTCCGATGATAGTTGAGGAAACCCCGGTACAGGAACACCTGGGGGTGAACAGCACCGTGGCGCCAGCGAAGATCATGGAAGGCTCCTCCTATCGTGTCGTGGGGGAGTTTCTTGACAAAGAAAAAGTCGTCAGCACTTTGGTGGGGTTTCAGATTGTGCATGCCCCCGCCGTGTTGGCCCAGACGCGCCACAACGCCGTTTTGGGCCTAACCAACCGTGCTTTGAAGGCCACTTTGGAGCCTATGGATTGGGCCTTGGATGACTTTTTCGAATTTGTTCGGAAATACCGTGATTGGTTGTTTGGGGGGCCGCCTTCGAAGGTGGAAGAATTTGCGTTTGAACGCTGGAATGCGAAATACCCCCTAGACAAGCGAGTGCGCAATGAGTTAGCGCACCAAAACCTGAAACTGCCGGAGTTCAACATGCAATACGTTACGCATACGGATGCATTCGTGAAAGTGGAACAGTCCAGTGGTACGGTCACCGATTTGGGGTTGGACCGCGCCAAGCGGCCCAGGATTATATCCGCGGGCTCGGACGAATATCAAGTCCTTTTGGGGCCTTGGGTTTCTGCTTTCCAGGAAGAAATGGCTAACAGGTGGAACGTGGATTTCACGTTTACTCTGACCTGCGGCTTGGAGTCACATCATATAGGCAAGTGGTACGATCGGTATCGCCACATGACCTATTGTTTGGAGGGCGATTTTAGCGCCTATGACGCCGGCCAATGCGCGCGAATTCGCGAGTTTATGGTGGGAGAGGTCAATGTGTGGTTCGGAGCTCCCGAACGCATGACTTATTACGCGCTTCTTAAAGCTCGGAATAAGGCTGGCTCCTTCTCGTGTGGTGTTAAGTTCAAGTGCAAGGGTACCATGGCCTCGGGTGATCCCGAGACGTACTTGCACAATAGCATTTTGAATGCGCTCTTGCAATCGTATGCTTTCACCAAAGAGACTGGCATCACCCCCGACCATTACTGTAGTCTTGGCCAAACGTATTATCACCTGATAGTTTCTGGCGATGATAATTTGGCCTTTAGCTCAGTACCCTACGATGCAGGACCAGTCATTCGTTTGTTGGGTATGGACAACGTAACTGTTGTGCGCCCCGACTCACGAGATGCTGAGTTTTGCAGCGCGATATTCGTGCCAGCCTTAGTCGACGGAGAAGACACCTTCGTCCTGGGCTTGAAACCCGGCCGGTTTCATGAACGATTTCCTTGGAGTGTCAACTTGAAGATGGAGCCGAATGTCATGGCTCGAGCTAAGGCCATGGGCATGCTTAACATGACTCGTTATAACCCTTTGTTGCGGTGTGTGGTGGACCGAGTTCTTGAACTCACTGATGGCGTGGCTGCGGCCCCTGCCTATGAGCGATGGTCCGCTACTCACACGGCCGCTGTTGTGAGTGAGAGCCCAGGTATCTGGGATTTCTTACATTACAGGTATGGTTTGACATCGGCCCAGGTTGAGGATTTCGCAAGTTGGGTGGCCGGTCTGCATTTGAGGCAGGCTTATCGCCATCCCGTATCCGATTTGGTGCGTGCCCGTGATCTCTAGGCCGGGATCAACGAATTCCCATCGTTGTAAAATATATCGGACTCGCCAGTGAAAATGGCCCGGGCTCACAAGAAAGCCCAGAAAAACAAAAAGAAAAATGTTAGAGTTGTTGTCAAGCGTCGGAATGGCGTGTCGGGTGTTCCTCGGCACCTTGTTTCGCAGGCTAAGCAATCTTCTGTTGCATCGCTGCACCGTGATGTCACCAAGGAGTCCATCACGTCCTACCTTCAGCCCTTCATAGCG